TACTGGTTGCCCTCAGATATCTCAGTACACTGGTACTGAGTATCCTCTATGGCCTGGGTGGCAGCCGCGCTTGAGCTGCTCGACCCCGAGCTTGAGCTCGCAGAATGGCTAGTCTTAGCTTTCTTTGAGGGGCGGGCTGGGGTGGGGGGGGCTTTATATTCATCCTCTTCCGAGGTGAGATCAATGGGGCTCTTACGAGACATTTCTATGAATAGAAAGGGGGAGGGGGGGGGGGGGGGGTCAGTATCTCACATATATATAGGGTGGCGCATTTTCGACTAATGTTGTTCTCACATTTAATATTTCTGCGCTCCGCTACACCGTGTTCGCTCCTATATATAGGTTTTTTAACTGCTGAAATTGCAGGGGGTCTAAAATTTCAAATTTTTCAAATTTTCATTTTTGTTTTTCATTTCACTCTTTTATTGGGAAAAGCGCCTATAGGCACTGGAAAAACCCACACACACACTCTCTCTCTTTTGTTATTGGTTAGGCCGTGTAATTCACACGTGTGTACATGGTATTCAAGGAATTCCATGCTGCACTCAGAGTGGGGTTCACTTGAGTGTATAGAACCAATAGTCCACGGTCTACTTGACCTTGGCCTCCGTTGTCACTATCATAGTGACCACCACTGCCAGCTGCGCCTGACTGTGAGGGTAGCTTGAAATGCATACGCTTGTCAACTTTGACTACGTAGTCCACAATCTGACGATTACGTCCTACAGTCGCCGAGCTACCAACTGCCGTAGTTGCTTGGAAGGTATTGGTGCCCAAATTGAACAATTTGTCACTGAGAATCACAAATCGTCCCGAATTGGCTGCAGCTGTCACTGGCAGTGATTCAATAGTATCAGTGACCAATACTTCTGTGATTGGTGGAACTGTGCCTGAGGCATCTGCTGGCAATGATGGCTTGTAGAACCACACCACCAATTGACGTACCATCAATTCAGTTGCATCAGAACGATCAAGGTCCAATGCACCTTTGTTGTCCAATAGGCCCTTGATATGAACACTGTTGATGAGAGCCTCATCACAGTCTGCATCAATCAAACCTGTTCCAGATTGTGATGTTGCAAAGTCCGTTGAACTTGTCAAATTTGCAATCGTTGTTGCATTTTGGTTGGCAGTTGCACGAGTGACATCTGCTGCGTCACGTTTCTTGCCCTGAATAAGGGCCTGCACTTGACGTTGAAGGCTACTGGCCTTCACACGTTGTTTCTCCAACGCTGCTGCGCGACGAGCTGGGGCTCCTTTGAGGTACTCCCGTTGGTATGGAGTCAGCGCTACGGCTGCCATTGGGTTGCGATATGCAGCACTTGCTGCTGCAGCGCGACTGTAGTTGCGCTGATATGGGCGGTAGGGGGCCATTGCTGAAGCAGTTGCCCGTTTTTGTTTGATCTGTGCCATTGTAAGTGATAAGCCCGATAATGGATTTGAATATCCACGATTCAGTGTTGCCAAGAATCGATCGGCATTACCAGGTTGAAGTGTTTTTGCATATGTACGAGCCAGTGCGTTAGCATTAAATCGGTCGATTTGAATTTGACGCACGGCAGCACGTTGTGCAGGTGATTGATAAGAAACGTACATGACTGTGAGTGAGTAAATAAAATGTTGTTTTCACAACATGGATGATTCTGAGGGGGGTGTAGTTTTTTGTCTAATTCCCCCACAGACATATTTAGAAAATGACACATTTTTAAATGATATACAATTTATAATTGATAATAACTCTCCCAATCCATTTCGGCTCCGCTCTTCATTTCATCAGGTACGAAATCCACCTTGTCTTTCTTCTTCTTGGCTGGTTCCGCTGGAACATCCGCTCCGGCAACCACGAACTTGACTTTCTTGCATCGACGCTCAAGCGCATCGACTGTTGCCTTGTCTTCCCATATTTCTCCGATATCATACTGGCTAGTAATGATGATCTTCTTCGGACGAATGTTCATTCCTCCTCCTTTGATTTCCGCGGGAAATGAATAGTGATCACACCAGCGTTTTAGATCACCACCCATCGACACGTTGTACTTGTCGAGGTCTTCGATGATGACTACCTCTTCGCCTCGGTAGCCATCCCACCACTTGTTAACACCCTTGATGTACGCATCAGGGTAGGTCTCACGGGCAGTCTTTGACTTTCCTGAGCCTGAAGGACCGTACCACCATTCGCCAGTTGTCTCTGCCAATGGTGCACATTTCTTCATGTGGTCCTTTTGTACGGCAACTAGAGTACGGTACATTTGCAAATATACCTTGCTTGGCAGCTCCTCTAGTTGTCCGTTCACAGCTTTTTCTTTCACTTCGTTCCAGAATTCGCTTCCTTTGGCACCTTTTTCCCTCTGGTCCATCGGAATGGTGCCTTTTTCTAGAAGAAGGTCTTCTTCTTTGGAACAGTAGATACGGTTGCTTTCTGCTGTTCCTTTTGCGGTTTCCCAATGCGCCTTGGGAAGGATTTTTTTGACAGTACTGAAAGCCTTAGCATTCTTCCAGTACATATAACCTTGCAGGTGGGGTGTAGCCTTCGCCTCACCTTTTTCCTTACCGCAAACTACATAGTCGGCCTCCAAGTTCAAGACCTTTTGACAGTCCTCCTGTATGTAATTGTTTAGGGTGAAACACCATCCACGAGAACGCTTTCCCGCCATCTGGTGTTTAGTGTGTGTAAGTACTATGATAAGCATTTCTGCAAACTTCGTTTTAGATCATAGTTTTGTGATCAGCTCACGGCTACGCACGTGATCTTGATCACTAGGGGTAGGGTAATACTGATAATCCTACCCCTAGTGTTCAATCTATATATAGATTGAATAAATTTCATTTATTTCATATTTTTCGCACATTCGCTACACTCATTCCTTGGCTTACTTGCTTGGGTTATTGCCCTCCTTGGTTGTCCACTTGACAGGGCACTCTCGACACTCCTCACCTAGGGTGTAGTAGGTCTTGCACTTCTTGCAGACTGCGTAGCAGTCTGGGACGTCTTCCTCAGACCACAGGTCTTTCTCACGACCTTTCTCATACTGGTCCATGGCCTCGTTGAGAAGGGCGTCGTCTTCATAGTCACAGACGCAGATGTCTTTCATCATCACCTTGAGCTTGTTGCAGCGGCCACACTCGTCAACCACATACTGGTTGCCCTCAGATATCTCAGTACACTGGTACTGAGTATCCTCTATGGCCTGGGTGGCAGCCGCGCTTGAGCTGCTCGACCCCGAGCTTGAGCTCGCAGAATGGCTAGTCTTAGCTT